AAAAGGACGGCAAAAAGAAGACCGGTCAGAAAGGCACCGGTTCTTCAATCAAGAATGGAGAGAAAGGCAAGAAAGGCGAAGAACAGAAAGGTCTTGGAGCCAGATTGGCCGCTCAGCGTAAGTCCGGAGCCGGAAAGAAGAGTTATTGGGGTAACAGCAAATAAGGAGGTAAAGCACAATGCTGAATAGAAGTGGTGTCACGAAGACAACTTTGACTGCGCCTAAGCAGATTCTGGCCAACGTGGAGCTTCAGAGTTCTGTTGGTTGTATCGTGCCTCAGGCACTTGGTGTTGCAAGCGGTAGCAAGAAGATTGCAAAAGCTGGTACACCCATCAACATCGACCTTATGAACCTTGGTACTGCAGGAAACGCAGTTGCTGATGGTAAGCCGATGAATGCGGTATTACTCCACGATGTGGATGTTACCGATGGCAATGCAAATGGCACTGCCTTGATTTTTGGTTTCGTAAATGTGAACAGAGTAGATGCGGATGTTGCAACTGCAATTACGGCTGCACTTGGTGTTTCCGGTGCATCTGCTGGCCTTACATTTATGAAGGCGTAAGAGAACAATAAGGAGGACAAACGAAATGACTATTTTCGATTTAATGCAGAGTCAGGAACTGACCGCATATTGGGAAGAGCTCACGGCGGACGAGGCTCCGTACCCTTGTGAGGAGTTGTTCCCGGACGACAAGAAACGTGGCATTTCTCTGAAGTGGATTAAGGGTAGCAAAGGTCTGCCGGTTGTACTGAAGACGTCTGCGTTTGATGTACATGCAATCCCGAGAGCTCGTATTGGGTTTGAAAAGCTGACTTCTGAGATGCCGTACTTCAAAGAGAGTACATACATCGATGAGGAGCTTCGTCAGGAACTTAACATGGTTCTTGAGACTGGTAATCAGGCTTACATCGATTCTGTAATGAACAAGATTTTCGACGACGAGACTCGCCTGCTTCGTGGTGCAAGAGCATCCCGCGAACGTATGAGAATGATGGCGCTGACTACTGGTGTTGTTTCTATGACAGCAAACGGCCAGGCATTTACATTCGATTACGGTGTGGAGCACAAAGGCAATGCATCGGTGTCTTGGTCTGACCACGAGAACTCTGACCCGATTGAGGACATCAGGGTTGCCAAAGAGGCTGTGGAGGATGAAACCGGTTGTACAATCACCAGAGCAATGTGCGATGGTAAGACATGGCGCGACCTTCGTAATAACGAGAAGATTAAGAAAGCAATCTTCGTACTGACCAACGGCGTTGGTGCTCTGAATGACCAGCAGTTGACCAATTACATCTCTGAGCAGTTGGATGGTCTGGAAGTTGTTGTCAACAAGAAGCGCTACAAGGACGAGAACGAGAATACGCTTGCATTCATGCCGGCAAATACGTTCGTAATGTTCCCGGATGGTGACCTTGGCAAGACATGGTTCGGTACTACGCCGGCTGAGTCCGATTTGATGGCTGGTTCTGTTGCCAACGTATCTATCACGGATACTGGTGTTGCAGTTACCGCCGTTCAGAAAGCTGACCCGGTTCAGGTTGAGATAATCGTATCTATGATTTGTCTGCCGTCCTTCGAAGCCGCTGACCAGGTGTACATCCTTGACACCACCAAAGCGTAAGGAGGGCTGACGTATGGTTAAGATTACGAATGGTGTATCCGTATTTGAAGTAACAAGAGGAGCTTTTGATGGTATCTACAGCCATCAGGGCTACAAGATTGTCAATGAGTCCAAGTCCGCTCAGGCGGACAAGGCTCCGGACAATACGGACACCAGAACTGATGACGAGAAGTTTGCTGATGAGCTGGTTGAGAAGCCGGTGTCCCAGTGGAACAAAGAAGAAGTGAAGCGTTTTGCGGCACTGAAGGAAATTGATATTTCTGGTACCAAGAACGCCAACGAGGCAAAGGAAATCATCAAGCAGTTCCTTGCTCAGCAGTAAGAGGTGGCGCCATGACAGATATTGAAAGGATTAAGCGGGAAGTAAGAGAGGCCCAGGCTCCGTATTTTGAAGAGGACGACTTCCAGTACTACCTTGATAAGAACGGCGGCAATGTGGATGCAACCATTTACGAAATGCTTATTATCAAGTCCGAAGATTCGACAATATCTGTCAGTGGGTTGACCACGGCAGACACTTCGGCTTATTTCAAAAGGTTGGCATCGAGGTATAAGCAGTTCAATTCCGGTACACTGGAAGGGGGCTGATGGAAATGGTAAACACTCAGTTTGAGGCATACAAAATAAAACGAGAATTAAAAAGAAGCGGTATTGAATACGAGTTTAAGAGGTCTGGAAAGAACGATTTTGGCGAACCGTTAGGAGAGCCAACAACGGTTGGGAAGTTGCGAGGCATCTACCACGAGCAGAATAGTACTGTATCGGTGGTGACTGGAGAAACAACCCAAACGCGTACGAAGAAAATTCCTACAATCCTTTGCTTGTATGAAGATACCGCTTCTCTTGTTTTGCAGGTTGGCGACCAAGTATCTATCAACGGAAAGACGTTGAAGGTAACCGGTGTGGTCAATATTCAAGAATGGAATATCATTTCAGACATTTCGTTGGAGGTGGTGGACAATGGCAATCCAGCTTGATTACAACAGTAGTGATTTGAGGAAGAATCTGGACAAGATGGCAGTTAAGTTGGGTGCTGTTGTTCTGATGTATGCGAATACCAAAGCAGGGCAACTACAGTCCCAAATGAAGTTGAACCGTCCTTGGACAGATAGGACTGGTATGGCAAAGGCGTTGCTGAATGCCAAGGTGTCTCAGCCAAATACAAACACAATTCGTATCACACTTGCTCATGGTGTTGATTATGGTATTTGGTTGGAACTGGCACACGAAAAGAACTATGCAATCATAGCTCCAACAATCCGGG